AACAAAGATGCCACCTGTTCCTCTCCTATTTATTATAGCATGTGTAGGACTTGTATTGCTAGCTATAATTATTTCAATCGCAGTTGGGTTTATTCCTGCTTTAGCGATTGTAGCAATTATATGCATTTTGGTGTTTGCCCTTGTTCAACTTGGAATTCTTCAACTATATTTTGGTCCAGCAAATGATGGGAAAGGAAATCAACTTGTGACAGGAAATTGGTATGACTCAGGGCCTGCTCCTGCTCCACCCTCCATTCCAGTCTTTAAACACATTGAGAAAAGTGAAGTATTCTATGTTGGAGGAAATGAATTTACGTATGATGAGGCGGCAGCAGTATGTGCTGCGTATGATGCAGATCTAGCAACCTATGATCAAGTAAATCAAGCATACAATGAGGGAGCGGAATGGTGTGGGTATGGTTGGTCACAAGGCGGAATGGCGCTGTTCCCGACGCAAGATTCGACATGGGAATCTCTGCAGCAAGAAAGTGATTCTTCGAAACGTACAGGATGTGGACGTCCTGGAATCAATGGTGGATACTTTGATCCCCAAAATAAATTTGGTGTCAACTGTTTTGGCGTCAAACCAAAAGGAAAGCATATGAAATATCCTTTGCCTGTTCCAGGTACAGATTCCGGAAACTTTAACAAAATGGTCGATAAGTTCAAAGGAATGATCTCGAAGTTTATTGTGTCTCCTTTTAATCGTGATGGATGGTCGGCATGGAGCCTGAATGCACATGAAGTTTCTCTTCCATCAATGTAAATGAGTAACTATGCATTAGACACTCCCATACTCAAAAACACACCTGTTACGGATTGGGACATTCCCTTTGCGCCGGCATACACTCCTCCACATTCGAATCAAATGGATCAATCGCATCGCCGCATGAACTGGTTGTTCGATGCTCGACAGCACACGGTCGCACATCAAAATCATCCAAAATCCGCGAGATTAGACAAGAAAAAGTAATCCGAAGATACAAATGATTGAACTAATTCTATTAGCAGGATTGGGAGCAGTAGGATACTTGCTTGCAAAAGATACTATGAAAGAATCATTTCAGGCAGCCGTTCCCCGTCTTGTGAACCAGCACCAAGATGAAGTATATCATACGCAGGAACACAAAGGGCACAACAATGAAGTCCCATACTTTGGTGCAAATGTGACACAGAGTATGTACTCAGGCGCAACGGACCATATTCTAGATAACCACACGGGTGCAGGAAAAGAGTACTTCCAGAAACGAGAAGTACAGTCATTCTTTGATGCAAAAGCAGGAACAGGAAACCCATTTGGAAATCAGAATGAGTCTGACTTTATGCAATCGCGAATGGTGACAGGGCAGCAAATGAAGAATGTGTTTCCGATCGAGCAAGTTCAAGTCGGACCTGGAGCGAATGATGGATACACGAATATTCCAAAAGGTGGATTCCAGCAAGAACAGTTGAGAGATTTCGCGCTTCCACCGACGACAGATGAACTTCGTGTGGTGACAAAACCGAAGCTTTCATATGAACCTCCTGTGATTCCTGGATCAAATGCAGTGACACTCCCTGGTATTCAGGCCGAAGTAAAAAGGAATCGTCCGGATCGATTTGCGATTCTAGGTATGAATCGCGTGAATACAGCGGTAGGAGCCCAAACGGCTCCTGCAATCTATCCTGAACAGCCTATGAAGACGCAAGCACGTGAAACGACTGAAAAAGAGTATTTTGGTTCGATTGGTGGAACGATTGCGATCTTGGCTCCCTACATCCGTGCATTCACGGAACCGTATCAGGAATTCATGAAGTTGACAACAGAAGGTCGCCCAGGTCCTGCAGGTGTTCCTGCAGGAGGAGGTATCTCCGTTGGTTCGGAGAGTTACTCGGCCGTGTCAAACCGTAATGAACAAGCAATCATTGATGCTGCACGTATGAATGGAGGTGCAAATGTTGTAGGATCTCCGGTCACTGCAGAACACTTAGGTTCCTACCGCTTCTCTCAACCTTTGCAAGAAGATATCCATGTCCAACGCAACCATCCATCCTTGCTGAATGCATTCCATTCCAATCCATATTCTAAGCCTCTGAATGCATTTTAAAAACGAATGATGTACAATGTATATACATAGATCACATGGTATACACATCGATTGATTTATTTTCAGGAGCAGGCGGACTGACTCAAGGATTTGTTGATGCAGGATATACTGTTCTCTTTGGAGTCGAGCATGATGAACATGCTGTGAAAACATATACTGCAAATTTTACACATCCAATGTTTCATGCAGATATATGTACATTGGATGCAGCCAGTTTGGTTCAGACGTATGGAAAAGTTGATGTCGTGTTTGGAGGACCTCCTTGCCAAGGATTCAGTATGGCCGGAAAACGAGACAATAAAGATCCACGCAATAGTTTGTTTATGGAGTATCTTCGTTTTGTGGATGCGTTTGAGCCAAAATATTGTGTCATGGAGAACGTTCCAGGTATTCTAACTATGAAAACAGAGAGTGGAGAGTATGTGAAAGATATTTTGAAACTACAGTTCCAAAACTTGGGATATACACTCAAGTATGAAAAACTGTATGCTCCGGAGTATGGCGTTCCTCAAAAGCGACGACGTGTTATATTTCTTGCATGGCGCGTCGATATGCAAGAACCTGACTTCCCTGCGCCGACACACACAAAAGACACATTTGTTCCGATTCGTACAATTCTAATTCCAAAAGAGGAGGTCGATGCAAAATACTTTCATAGCCAAAAAATGATTGATGGATTCTTCACGCGTCTTCAAAAGAATAAAGAATCAGGAAAAGGATTCGGAGCACAGTTTGTTCGATTGGATGAACCATGTTATACGATTTCTGCAAGATACTACAAAGATGGATGTGATGCACTTGTCAAGTACTCTGACACAGAAATACGGAAGTTAACAGAAAAAGAAGTTGCACGTGTGCAAACGTTTCCAGAGACGTTCAAGTTTGTTTGTTCAAGTATTCAAACATACAAACAAATTGGCAACGCGGTTCCGTGTATATTAGGACGAGAGATTGCACGGAATCTCTTGAAATTTCTTGATCTCTGAAAAGTATTTCTCATAGGACCACACATACTCGGAATCAGACGCGTTCGGATACACTAGAATACAACGGTATCCCACAATCGTATCTATTTTTTTTTGTTCTGGGATTTCCTTGGTTAGAAATATCACTGCCTTGCATTTTCCAACAAGATCTAGATCTTGTCGATACCGTTCTCGCAAGGTTGTCTTTTTTGACAGAACATACATTTGAGACATATCTTGACACTCTAGATCCGGAGGAACTAAAGTATCTATTTTATGACAACTTGTTTTTGGTTTCTTGGTTGTAAAGTTTCCATCGCAATCAATATAAATTTGGTTGTATACATGTATGCCTAGATCTGCATGTTGTTTCGCGATTGCAAGTTCAAACGATTGTCCGGCTCTCGCTTTTCGAGATTGAAAGATAGACATGCACATGTTGGCAAGATGTCGTTTCCCTTGTTTATCGGAATGCTCTGAATACCATACACGTTCAAATTCTTTTTCTGACAGAGGACTCTGTAGTATATCTTTGCAAAACATGTATGCACGTGCACACTCTTCTTTTTTTTGAGACTCCCAATCCGAGAAGGAAAGAATATATTCATCCATGCAGTGTTGCATTCGTTTACACATGGATTTCGTTTTGAATGTATGGACTTATTTCGCGAGCAGTGCATGTACACAAACACTCCTATCACTATGTGTATGAAGACACTCACTCCGCATGAACAGTATGAATGTATACGTATTTGTATGGAGAGTAAGACTACCGTGACAATTTGTACACATTCATCCGTCAACTTGTTCGTGGAAACTCTTCTGAAAGACTTGGGGGTTCCGGTTGTACATCACTGTGAATCAGAAATCCCGCGTAGGCAGATGCAAATCCAGCAATAGAGACAAGTGCAATCGAAATAGCATAGACTGTGCTTAAAGATACCATTCTTCCTTCTTATGAATTCATAAGATGTTTCATTTAGTGAAAGATACGTCGTCTGAAATTGAAAACAATTTAATAAATGTTCGATACCTTCGCGACTCTATATTTTCATGGTGGTTAAACATTGTGTTGCTGGTTGTGGTTGTGGGATCGTTCGGGTACTTTTTGTATGCGAGTTATGGAACTGCAACACCGATTGAACTTCAAAAAATTCCATTTGAACCGAATCTTTGGCAGAACGCGACAAGAAATGTTCCAAGTACAGAATATGGACAAATTCCTCAAACTGAAACTGGATCTAGTGTACAGGGGTATTCCCGTCGAACAGGCGCAGCGGGACTTTAATGCATTACAAGAGGCTCCACCTGCACCTGTTGTGAAACGCCGACTAAGAATTAAAAATGCAGTACAGTAATGAGAACTGCGGCGGCATACACGTACAAAGCAAAAGTGAACGCCCAATCGAGACTGACAAAGGTGCAGTATCCATCGGGAGTTGCATACACAAATACAACCCTTCCATCTGCGAACTGTCGTCCGAATTATGGTATGTTGAGTTATGTCCGGAATATTTGTTGTAAAAACGTCACAAAACCGTGTGTTCCTTTGCATGTGGCCGGAACATTGCAAGGAGGAGGGCCTATGGATTCAGGCACATACATATTGTCCGGATCTGCAAATGGAATCGTGTATGATGCTGGAGGCGTATATTGCGAAATGTGTCCCCCTATTCTTCAACCGATTCTTGATGGAAATTTTTCGTCGGGAATTCGTTTGGACGGAAACGGAGGACCAACAATTTTAGACGGGAATAGATAAATGACATCGTATGTGACATTCAAGCTTCGTAGAAATACACAAGCAAACCTAATGAATGTTGTTCTTCAAGAAGGAGAACCTGCATACTCATTGGACACCCATATCCTAAAAATCGGAAATGGATCTCAAACATGGGCAAATCTTCCTGCATCGTCAGGATCCGGAACAGGTTCCACAGGTCCCACAGGTTCCACCGGTCCCACAGGTCCCACAGGTCCCACAGGTCCCACAGGACCCACAGGTCCCACAGGTTCCACAGGTCCCACAGGACAAGCATCGACTGTCACGGGACCACAAGGTCCTGCAGGGGTTTCTACAGGTGCACTGTATTATTTCAACTTGAGTGGAGCTGCAGGTGCAACTTTATCTGCACCTATGTCTCCAAGCATTGCAGGAGTTATGTCCAAACTACATGGTGAACTAGTTGCTAACAATACATACTATACTGGCGCGTTGTATCAAGGATACTTTACTCAGTCAACGACTCCATCGGCAGATCCAATTGCAACATTTGAAACTGTAGTAGCAGATCCAAACACAGATCATGTTCCTGCTGGAATCTGGACATTTTATGTCAATGCGTATTCATTCACTCAGAAAGTTCCTGCAACAGATCCACCTACAGATGCAGTTGCCTCTCACATTTGGGCAACATTGACTATTGGATCTGTATCTCCAATCCAGTCACAGAAAGTTCCAATTCAGGGACTCAATGATGGAAACATTTTAATTTCAATTGTAGTTCCTGAACTATCTATTTCTGTGTCGGATCGTATCCTTGTAAGTTTTTACATGGATCCTCCTGCATCCGGAAATGCAATTGAGTTTTGGACAGAAGGAACATCTGTAAGTTATACGATGACTTCATTGACACCCGGAGTAGGTCCTACTGGTCCCACAGGATCCACAGGTCCTACGGGTGCCACAGGTCCCACAGGAAGTATTCAAACTCCAACTGCAGATGTTAATTTTGGAGGATATGCATTGACAAATGCATCAACTGTTTATGCAACGGGACTATATGCATCGGGCGCAACAGACGTATCTCCTCAAATAGGAATATTCAATACAAAATCAACTGGGCTTTACCAGCAATATAAATTTAATAATTCAACAACTGGAGACGGGGGATATACACAGGATCACTTACAATTATTTTCGTATTCGAATGATCCAAATTATACTACAGGTAATAATGGCATATTCTTTTGTCTAGATATAAGTCCCAATGGAACTGTTACAATACCACGGTCGTTGTATACACCATATGCAAATGTGGGCGGTCGCATTGATGCACAAAGTGTAGCAGTATCTCAAAATATGTTTATACAAGGTAATCCTGTGACAGCTCTTCCAACCAATCCATATGCAGTCTTCCATACTTCAGTTAACATATCTGTAGATGGAGGTACTAACTCATACCCATCTCCTGCAAATGGAGGCTATGTGAATTCTTGGGATCTATACCCCGATCATCCTATTGTTCGGTCAGGAGTCAACGGTAGTGATACTACAGCATCATTCTTTTATCCACAAATCACAGGTCTGTATCAAATAAATGTAACACTTCCAATCAAAAGCGTATATTTTGATGATGACCCACTGTTGGGGTTTATTCAGACTTCTCCTAGTCTAGCACAAATATTTTCATTTCGATCGTCTGGGTCTATGTGTACAGTCCTCGAAGCAGGGTCTACATATCTGATTTGTGGATACTCATTTCAATACGGTGGTATATCATATAGAAACACCATTGGTGTTGGTGCAGGAGGAACACTATCCTTTGCATTATTAAGTACGAATGTGTAGGCTAGTATATAAAGAATGATCTCTGTATTTTGGGGATTTGTAGGATTTCTAGTTGGATTATTAGTCACATCTGTATTCTCTCCTCCTCTTCGTAAAGTTCCAACAGTTCCTAATCCGCTGGAACAAGAGCCACTGCATACAGACTCTGGGTGTGTATCGTTTACGTCCGAAGAAGTGCCTTGTACAGAGAGTGCAACATCAATGAATGTTCTCGCAGTCAAACATAAATGAATATTGTCCCACGAGACAGTCTTCCACTTTTTTCGTTTATTATTGGATTAGGGGTCGCGATTTGTTTATTCCGTAAACCATTTTATATTCAAAAAACACTGGCAGTTCCACTCGATACTGCAGAATCAAACATTGTAAAAATGGATGGAAAGTGTTTTCGATACCATGCGCAAGATACTCAGTGCAAAATACTTTCGTCTAAGTAAAAATGGCAGACGGAGCAACGGATCTTAGTGAGTTATTGGGAAGTGGACCCGTACAGAATCCATCGTTGCCACAGTCAACTACCTTTTCTCCTATTGTGACAGGCGGAGTAGACCCATTTATTGCTCCTCAAGTATCGTCCAGTAAACCAAGTGTGGACAGTTCGTCGCACATGTTTCACTCTATTCGGCACTCGTTCAAGCACCTATTGACATTCGTTGGGTTTTTTGTAGGAGCATTTGTTATTTCTCTCAGCACGCCTAGATCACTCATTTTGCAGTACATTCCAAACACATATACGTCCGGAGGAGTTCCGTCGTATCTAGGTTCAGCCATTCTAGGAGGCGCGGCAGTACTGATTGCATACGTGACAGGAACACTATTGAATGCGTTGTTCTAAGAGTCTTGTGCAACAAGTATATCTCCTTGATACGAATGAATGATCGCACGGTTGAATCCAGTCAGGGTATGATCGAGTCGGTATTCGATAAATTGTCGTGTTGTTCGCGACTGAAGAATCCACTCTTTCGCGGTATCATAGGAGAGAGTAAAGAAACAATCTTCCAAATCAATACCGTAGAGCGGAGCGCACAAATAAATTGGAAATGGTGTGACTCGCATTTTGTTAATATGTGTTGACTGTAAAAAAGATTTCGTTTTTTGGTTACGAATATTCAACACGTCGAAGCCCGTACTTATCCATGCATTTCCTAAGAAATTTCTTGCAGTCCGCACACGGTTCCGAGTTCATACACTCGCCGCTGTTATTCAGTCGAATGACAATCAAAACAGCTCCACGTAGTTGTGAAAGGTCACCCAAACGTTTCACAACCGCGCGTTCTGCGTGTATTGTGTTTTCCGACCATCCGCATCCTCTCGATCGAGATCCAACTCGATTCCTTGCTTCTGCGATAATCTTTCCACGCAAACGTATCTCTGCAAGGTGCAGAAATGTATTATGGAACCTGTTGGAAGGCATTTCTTACAGTTTCAAGATTTACTCTGTAAAAATTCGTTTTGAAGAAGTAATGGCAGATCTTGGATCCAATTCGATGTGGTCCGATATTTCTGGATCCACAACCGATATTTTGGGACCTGACTATAGTTATGCAGACAATATTCAAGGACCCTCTGCACAAGGTGTAGGTTCCGATGGAACGTTTAGTCAATTAGGAAGAAATGCAAGCGCAATTGCATACTATGTCCAAACGTTAATTACAGGAGATCCACCACTTGGAAATCAGTTTTTTGTGAATACTGGAGGAACATGTACTGCATCTGACGGTCAACTACGATCAAGATATAATTATGTGAACAATATGTCTTCGGGATCCGCTGCCCTTCCTGCATCGATGAGTGAACTTGGATCGGACTTTAATGGATTGATTCCAGGAGTCGTGGATGATATTGAAGGATTGAATCCGACCTACTTGTTTTCTGCAATGACTGCAGATTCATCTCCATCATGTGGATGTTACAAATGCAATGTTACATCTGGAACCCCCTATCAATTTTTAACTCCTTCGCTAGATCCTGATTTTTCGTCTGATCAATGTCAAGAAGTCGATATTTCAAACTGTTCTCCTCCATCTACAGAATCGTTCGGAAACCAATGGAACTATACGCTTCCGGTCGCAATTGTTGGTATTCTTGCGTTACTTGTATTTTCAGCGAAATAATTGAAATACTTCAATGGAAAACGTGTTTCGAATTAAGAAGAGCAGAGATGGGCCTGCAAAGTCTAAGCAGCAGGATTCTCTTGGAACTCTGGATTCGGTACATCAAACGATTGTCTCGTCAATGAGAGAGAGTCGAATGAACATAGATGAACTACGAAAACGCAAAGAAGAACTTGAAGATCAAATGGATTCTCTTGAGAATGTACATATTGCAACAAAAATCCAAGAAGAGTTATCCAAAGTCACCAAACAACTACTGCAAAAAAATCCAGTCGAAGATTATTACTTGAAAAATGCAGATATTATGTTGAAATATTACGGAAGCTCTGAAAAAGCTCAATCCATGTCTTCAACACCCTCGGATAAAAATACATTTGTCAAGTATTTGTACTTGCAGCCACAAGAGAATCCGTCTGTTTCCAAAAAAGAACTATATAATGAATTCACGAGTCGAATGAAAGTAAATAGACACACTGTAGATGTGATTAAAAGCGTTTCTGATCACTGCGATAAATGCAATGTTCCGCGCGAACAATTGGACGATGAAAGTCTTGTGTGCCCGAAATGTGGATCGGAAGAGTACTTACTTGTTGTGTCTGATTTTCCATCGTTTCGTGATCCTCCCAAAGAACGAAATAATTACGCATACAAAAAAATTAATCACCTGAATGAAATCCTAAATCAGTTCCAAGCAAAAGAATCTACAATTATTCCAGAAGACGTTATGAATGAAGTTGTTCTTGAAATTAAAAAACGACGAATTCAAAATATCGCAGAACTTACGGAAACAGGAATGCGAGAAATTCTAAAGAAACTCAATCGATCAAAGTATTATGAACATGCAACTCATATTTTGTCTCGCTTGAACGGAAACCCTCCACCAACAATCACTCCTGAAATTGAAGAGAAGATACGAACTATGTTTCAAGAAATCCAAGCGCCGTTTTTGCTCTATTGTCCAGATGACCGTACAAACTTTTTATCGTATTCATACATTTTATATAAATTTTTTGAGTTACTTGAACTTGATGAATATAAAGTCTACTTTCCTTTACTGAAATCAAGAGATAGACTTATTGCACATGATCAAATCTGGAAAAAAATCTGTGAGTACTTGCGTTGGCAATTTATTGATTCTGTATAAATAAAAAATGGATTTATTATTTTTACGTTTGAATACAATACCAAAGGTGAAATGGATCATGCAATGACGATTATCCGACATTCACCTATCGGATACCTTCGAATTTCGGGACTTGGACTTACAGAGCTTCCGAAAATTCCGGAAGGTACTACAGAATTGAGTTGTACTCATAATAGACTTACAAAGTTGCCAGATAATCTTCCAAAGAGTTTGAAAGTATTGTATTGCTATTATAATCAACTCACTGAACTTCCAAAAACACTTCCGGAAGGTCTTTACCTAATAGACTGCGGAAACAATCGTCTCACAACCCTTCCGGACACTCTTCCAAAAAGCATGGAATACTTGTACTGTTCAAACAATCAATTGACCATGCTTCCGGAGACTCTTCCGGCAAGTATTAAAATCTTAGGTTGTGATCAGAATCGTATTTCCAAACTGCCTGATGTTATCCCTACCAGTCTCTCTAGACTTTGGTGCCAAAGCAACCGTTTGGCATCACTTCCAGAGACTCTTCCGGCAAGTCTTGTAGACTTATATTGTTACAACAATATTCTAACCAGACTTCCAGAGACTCTTCCTCCTGCAATTGCGAAGTTAGTATGCGATAATAATAACCTCACTCTATTGCCGGAAAAACTTCCGAAATCTCTCGAGCTACTGAATTGTGCCAAGAATCGTTTGACACGATTACCGGATGTTCTTCCGGAATCTATTCAAATTATAAATTGTTGTAGCAATCACTTGAGTTGTTTTCCGGATACTCTTCCTGCAAGACTGAGTGAAATATTTCATACGGATAATTATTTACTTCCGATCCGTGAAAGTAACGAATCTATTCGTGAGTATATCCACCGTGTCAATGCCATCTCAGAAACACAAAGTAAAGAACGCATTACAGAACGATGTGCTGTGTTCTTTGAAGAGTTGGCAAAGAAGATGTGGCATCCTTCACGGGTGGAACGACTCATGCTGGCAGGAATAGATATGGAGGAGATGTGAAAAACGGATGTGAATTATTTTTCGATTCAATATCAAAAGATGTTTCGCAATATTGGTGTGATTGGTCATATGCTCACTTTTGAATACTATGCATGGCACTCTGCCTACAATACGATATGTGTTCCACTATCTATGGTGAGCCTACGAATGGGGAATCGGTCGGTGTATGTCAGTACTCCAGAGTATGGATGGCGTTCTGACTACGATGCAGAACCGGAAGCAAAAAAAGTATTTCGTGAGTTTCTTGCATGTATTCAGTCTGCCCAACGCAAGCATGACTTTGACTCCATATCTGTAGAATCGTCAAGATACTCTTCTAAACCCATACACTCCGTCGGGAACT